ATCAGTGTCTCCATAGATGATGGCGGGACCGACATGGTCGTAGTTCCCAAAGATGCACTCATTGATATAACCGTCCATGTGTCTAGCGATGATACGCCCTGTGAGCGTAGTGCTCTGACCAATTCTTTTGTCGAAGAAGCGACAACCTGGATTAAGAATTGCCCCGTACAAACTGTTAAGGTTAATCTTCTTGACCAGCTGTCGCTTGTCCCAGAATGCCTTGTCTTCGGGTGTCTCTGCTTCTTTTTTCTTTGCCTGGAGTTCTTTGCGTTCAGCATACCATCTTTCTAGTAGTCCGGGGATGATACCCTTCTTCTCATGGGTCAATATAGTACCGTTGGCACTGAGTATCCAAGGTTGGCGACTGTCAAAGATCAGTTTCCAAACATCCGCAGCCGAATGTACTGTGCTGTCGCCTGTTTCCCAGTCAATGGTGATCTCTGTGCCAATCTGGCCTTCCATCACAGCAGTATACTCCAAGGTGCCAAACATGTTTTCCCACGCATCAGCAAAACTGGATCCTGAATCCATCTTGTCCTTGATGTATCGATCAGTCATGATAGGGCGTAGTTGTCCTACAATGGTTTCCGGGCCCATGTTCAATGCACGGATAGCTGACGGATACAGACTGTTGATGTCGATGGCACCCACCCAATCATGCATGCCTTTCTTGGGGAATGCCACATACGCACCAGCGGCCTGTGTGTCACCTTGTTCTTCTCTGTACTTGCGATTGGGCACGATCAATCCCAATTGATGTGCTTCGTTGATGATGGCCTGTTCTGTGACAGCAACCGCACCCATGGTGGTCTGTAGCAACACAGTGTTGTCATGTGCCAGTTCATTGGCCAGATCCAAGAAACGTAGCTTCTTGTCCAGCTTGTTCAACAGTGCAGTATCTTGCCTGTTGTACACGATAAACTCGCGGAAGTCTTTGTTGTACAACTGATCCAAGGTACCTTCATACTGTGTCTTGCGTTCGTCTAGCTCATATTCCGCGATAGCATCCAAGGAGTAGGAGTGACGTTCTTCATATGTGTACTTGCGATACAGTTGCATGTAGTCTAGATGCACACGACCGATCAAGTCAAATGTAAGATTCTCTGCACCAAAGCGTTCAAAGGTGCGTTGCTTGGGCAGTTGTCCTAGCAGGCAAAAGCGCCTGGTGTCGTCCTTGGTCAGCACACGAGCTGTTCGCATGACCAAGTAAGGAATATCAAAGCCTTCTGAGTTCCAGCCACTCAAGATGTCTGCATCTTCGATCAAGTCCAAGAAGGTGTTTAGTAGTTCATCTTCACGCTCAAACAAAAAGCAGTTGTCGAACTGATCACAGATTTCTTGTGCGGTTTCCCAACTCATGCTCCGTGGTGGAACAACCAAGGTGATCATCTTGTCCAGCCAGTCTAGATACAAGGAGATAGCAGTCACAGGATTGAATGGATCTTCGGGCTTGCTGAAGCCTCGTTTGGGGTCAAAGTCTACTTCAATGTCGAAGAATGCTGTTTGTAGCTTTGGTGATGTAGCACCAAGGTAGTTGCTTTCAAGGCAACGGAAGATGGGGTTGATATCACTTTCCCACAGGCGCTTGCCTGAATTGATTTTTAGTTCTTTGTGATATTCTTTTGAGTTGCGGGTGTTGAACCTGCTTACGGGTGTGCCGTATATGGTACGATGCTTGCCTCGCGGATCATCATAGTAAAAGATGTACTCTGCGGGGTATTCTCTATATTCTCTTTGACCATTCACACGTTCTACTACATGTATCCGATCACGTTCTCTGTCAAACAGAGCGTCAACATAACTCATATTTTCCTCCATGCACCACTTTGAGCTGGCACCACTCTACATGCCGTTTCATGTCCGGCGAGACAAAAGTATTTATAATACCATACGGGCTAGCGCAACACTGTCGATCGAAACCAACAGCAGGTAGTTGGCTAGCATGCCAAAACTTCGGCGGCTCCAAGCGGCCCAGCCAAAGATGGCACATTGGGTGATGAACAATGGATAGAGTATCAGGAAAGGTGGGGTTGGCACAGTCAGCATCATTGTAAAACTACACCCGATGCTGAGTATCCATGCCAAAATCTCTAGTGTACACCTTAGCGGATTGCTCTTCCAGTCTTCTTTGACCCAATCACTGATGTTGTATACCACATCTGAGATCAAAGAGTTTTACCCACTGTTTCGAGGATGGTGTTCAGTTCCTCGTGGTCTTGATTGTGCTTGCCTAGTTCTGCTTTGTGGGCAACGCGGATTGCCTTTTTAAGCACAGCAGGTTTGATTTCCATTTCCTCAGCAATGGCCTTGACAGTGTCGTTGAGGCCTTCGTTGAGTGTATCTACTTCTTGCATGACCTGCATGCCTTCGTTGATAAGTTGGGTGAGTTTGGCTTTTTCGGCTGAACCGAACATACGTGCTGACATATTGAATATCCTCCAGTTGATTGATTATACAATGATCCAGTGATCAATGCAAGTTTATTTTGTTTTTATTTTTGCCAAACCCAGCAGGCTCAGCGTTTGGATGTAGAACCATCCGATGTCGAATTCCCATGGCTTCAGTGATAGCTTTGCACTAGCAGGGTCAAGATGGTGATTGTTGTGAAGCTCTTCACCGCCGATCACAATACCAAAAGGAACCAAATTTCTACTTCGGTCTCTGGTCTCTCCATTGCGATATCCCCACCAGTGTGCGACTCCGTTGATGACTCCTGCGGCCCAGAAAGGGATCCAGATCATTTGTACGCCCCATAGTATGAATCCCACAATGCCAAACAACCAGAGATTGATCAACAACATGATCATGATGCCTAGTCTACTGTGCTTGGAGTATATATTGCGTTCAATCCAGTCGTTGGGTGTTCTGTGACCATACTGTTCTACCATGGCAGAGTCTTTGCTGGCTGAATGATAAAGCCCAGCACCACGTGTGAACACACGCCAGATGCCATACACATGCGGTGAGTGTGGATCGCCTTCTGCGTCACTGTACACATGATGCTTGCGATGTATGGCCACCCATTGTTTTGTGACCATACCAGTGGTCAACCACAGCCACAAACGCATGAAATGCGCCACCGCAGGGTGGAATTCAACGCTGAGATGAGCCTGGCTTCTATGCAGGTATAGTGTGACACACGCGATAGTGATATGTGTCATCACCAGGACATAGAGTAGTTCTATCATTGGGTTGGAGATTTTGAAATTGTCTTGAGGTCTGACAGATCATCTTTGGTTGATTGTAGTAATTCTGTAGCGGCATGTACTTTTGCCTGTATGTCAGTCCACCAGTGCATCATGTCTTGGAATGTTTTTACCACCCACAAGCACCAGAACACACTGGCAGTGGCGGTTATACTAAGTATCACTTCAACAGTTCCAGTGTGATTGAGCGAATGGCTGACCGTTGTGTATACTGCAAAGAATATGACCAGTAACAGTACAGCCTTTTCCCATAACAAGCATTTCAAGTGTTTTTCTTTAGGGCAAGCGAGTTTCATTGTGTTATTACACTTCTTAGCATCCATGAATGCTTGCGGTGTGCATCCATGCGCTCAGCCAAGAAATTGGCCAAGCCATCTTCGCCTTGTGCAGTGGCAATATCGAAACACAACTTTAGTACCTTGACCATCCTGTCGCTGTCTGACAATAGTTCTTGGACCATGTCACCATCGTCTATTATTTCATTTTCATCTTGTACCTGCGTGAGCATGCTGAAACGTGCAAAGCTGGCAGGAACATAAGCCCCTAGCTTGCGTATGTTCTCAGCAAATGGATCTATGCTGTCTCCGACTTCTTCGTAGATGTTTCCAAACAGCTCGTGCATCTGTACAAAGAATGGTCCGACCACGTTCCAGTGGAAGTTCTGTGCTTTGAGATAAAAACTGTATTCGCTTGCGAAAGCGATCTTGAGTGACTGTTGTAGCTTTTCCATTTGTTGTTCCAATTATGTTCCGTAATCTCTGGTACCGCCAGGCCCGTAGCCAGTGCCCTCAGGCAAGGTACCAAATTGCAAAGTGGCTGCGGTTCCTCCGGACACCTGTTTCCATGCATCGTTGATCTTGACCCAGACCTGTGTTACAGGACGCCATGCTCCTGCTGTTTTGACGAAGGCCGCTGTGCTTTGTTTCCACCCCACTGCTGGATCTTTAACAAAAGGCAGTGTGCTCACAGTGAACACTACTACCGCATAGCCGTCAGTTCCATCAGCGTTGGCCAATCCACCTGTGGCAAATTCTCCAACATCAAAGTTGTTTATCTTTTTTGGAACACGCTGGCTACCCACGTACTTGGTTGCCTGTGTGGTATATCCAGGATTGTTATAGCTGGCGCCTGATTCTCCTGCATATCCTGCGGTATCTCCACCACTGCCAGCGCCCCCGTTGCCACCATACCACCCACCACCACCACCGCCACCACCACCTCCGGTGCCGCTGGCTCGCGATTGTCCACTAGCACCAGTGTAGCCATTGCTATTTGTACTGATCACATTGACTGCATTCTTTCCTTGCTTGGAAGAGTTAGTGCTTCCTTCTCCGCCACCACCACCGCCACCGCCACCTGCCACAGCGATAGTTGTGCGATTCACATAGGTAGTGGCACTAAAACTATAAAGGCTCACATTGCTAGACATTGCTGTTAATTTTGGAGCAAGGATGTTGTCAGTGACACTGATGAATATAGCATCCATTCCAGATCGAGCAGCCGAACTAGCTGAAGAATACGTAGGACCCGCGGTGCTCCTCATGCCAGAAATAAAACTGGCACGCTCTGTGAATGTCAGTGTGGCATCAAACCTGGCCGCAGTAGCGGTACCAATCCGTGAGAATTGTTTGGTGCCGTCCCAGAAGCTAACGTTGTTGCCAAACGTCTTGGTACTGCCTTGGCATAGATAAACTGAGCTATTGGCAGGGAAACTGCTCACATAACTGTTGATCTGTCCTGCCACGGTGTCAATGAATGCATTGACCACATTAGATAATGTTCGTACTGCCATGGTATCCATGTACAGTGACACAGTGCTGTAGTTCACTGCGCTCTTCATTGATGTTATTGTAGAATTGCTTAGTGTTGCGCTAGATAGATTGAGTCCTTCAACCCAGGCAGTGAGCGTGTTGCCTTTGCTTTCACGATATGCATCACTCACATAAGTGATTGCGTATGTTGTACTGGATGACGCACGACTAAGTGCGACCACGGTAGATCCGCCACCACCGCCACCGACTGTACCACCTCCACTACCAGTGCCACCACTGCCACCACCGTAATTGTCAGCACCTTCTATGTGCCCATATCCTGGAGCACCGTTGGCAAATCCTCGACCGCCGATGCTGATATCAATTTGATCGCCAACTTGCAACGCAACGTTTAACTTGATAGCATTACCAGCCGCCCCGGTTCCGCCAACACCACCATTACCACCTGCTCCACCTGCACCCCATAGGTACATGGTACAAGTACTTTGTACACCGGCTGGTACTTGTAGTACCTGTCTGCGGCCGGTAGGAACTACTGATACGATGATTGGATCAGACATTAACGGTCACCTTGTTGAGCCATTAGTATGTTATTGACAGCATTGATCACTGGACCAAGCAATTGAGAAACTTGACGAGGATCCATGATCTCAGTCATGCGCCATTCAACATCGCGTTCCAGGTGTTGCAATAGGTCTCTGCAGATCTCCTCAGTTGAACCCCATTGGCTGGGCTGTGCAGGCGCCACAGATTCCTTCACAGGCTTCTTGCGCGATGGCTTTTCAAATAACTCATACACTTGCATGATCTAGTCTCACTTTTGTTGTAGTTTTGCCAACTGCTGTTGCTGTTGCATGCCGGCCTTTTGTACCAGGCTCTTGGCATTCTGTGCCATGCCTGAGGTACCAGTCAATGCTGGTTCCATGCTCAACGCTACCTTGGCAAGTTCGGCTTGGTCAGCTGGATTTAGTTTTGCTGGGTCTTTGGCAAATGCATCAGTGGCCTTTTGCACATTAAGATTGGGGGCTATTTTTTTGACCACACTGTTTAGATTGGTATTGGTATTGGTCTTTGTTGACTGTGCCAACTGTGCCTGTTGCTGTGGATTCAACTGTTGTTTGGCTTGGTCGATCTGTGCCTGTGGATTCTGTGACATGTTGCCCTGCGGTGGTTTCACTTGCTGTTGCATGGCAGGGTTACCAGTTGATGCTGGGTTGATGTTGGCAACAGGGCTGGTAGAAGTTGCTGTGGTGCCAGGAGCAACAGCAGGCTCTTCCACGAAGTACTTGTATTCTTGTAGCAAGCTCTCGACCAGTGATAGATATTCAGCATCCTCGCCTACCAGCCGACCTTCGAAGCCATGCTTGTTACTAGACTTCTTGGGGTTGTCTGTGCCACGCACTTGATCACCCTTTTTCTGTTCGGGTTCACCGGCAAACTTGGTCATGCTCTCAAGGAGCTTTTTCATATCACTCATTTTGTTTTCTTGGCTTTCTTGGTGAATGGAGTTTGTGGCTTGTAACTGCCGCCAAACAAGGTACCTACATTTGGACCTTTTCCAGTAGCAGGTGCTGTGGCCACAGAACTGGAGGTATTCTCATGCAAGCCGTCAACACTTTCGTATTTCAAGTAATCACGCACAGTATCCAGGTAATCAGCAGCCATAGTGATCTTGGCAGCGACCCAGCCTTCGATGCCCTGCTGTTCGCTGATGTTTTTTAGCAGTTTATGGAGCTCAATAGCGGACTGCGCGGCATTGTAGCATTGTGCTCTAGCCATCTGTACTTCGTGGTCTTGATGTGCTTCATGCGCATCAACTACAAAGTTCTCTTTGACAAAATCCTTGGTCTTCATTCCATAATCTCCATTTTTACTATTTAGTTGGGGTCATTTCACAAGTTAAATGCCAAGCTAGGTATCATCGCACCATTGAGCTTGATATCAGTTGCATTCAGCTTGATCTTGCCAGTGACATCTTCTAGTCTGACAGAATACTGTCCGTGCGGTATCTTGATCCAGTGTATTTCGTGTATGTAGCCCACATCCTGCAGATCCAGCAGGCGTTCCGCTATCAGTTCATTTCCGGGCACTAGATATGCCCTGTACATGAGATAACGTCCTAGATCGCGCAGACGTATGTTGAAAGGATCTGCTTTGATCGAATCAGGATCAAGCATCCAGTGTACATCATATTCAAGACGGATATCATTCAACATTATTTGAAAGCCCTGCTACGTGTGCCACCTTGGCGGCGTATTCTTTCTAGTTCTTGATGAGCTAGTTCTATTTCTTGTGCGATTGGATCCAGGTTCAGCGCCTGCATCTTGCGGTACACATTGTCCCACAGTGCGGCTTGATCGATGGAACCACCTTGAGTTGACTGTTCCATCTCCTGCGATAACTGAGCTACCCTACGTGCAAGGCTCTGCTTCCAGCCACGCAAGGTCATGCGTCCCATGCCTACATCAGGCGCGAATTCGCTGTTGTAGGGATCTTCTTTGTTGTATTGATACATGCTTTCGTCGACTTCGTCTTCGTCGGCATATTCATTGTAACTCACATCGCTGGAATGGAAACTGTGCTTGCCGTGATTGTACAAGTCTACGATAACAAAACGCTTGTTGTCGCCGAAACTGTAAAGGTCGCCGGTTTTTCCTTCAAACTCAATACCTTTGCCTGTGATGATAACAGGGTCACCTATGTTCAGTTGTTCTGCATTTTCGTTGATGCCTTCCGCCACACCTTGCTTACCTAATAGAGATTGCACCCAAGGAATAAATGTGTTGATAATCCAATCTTGATGTTGTTTGCTTTTGTCTATCGTACTAGAATCAGCTATCTTA